CTGCGCTATCGACTTTCCGAAACTCCCTGCACAGTGCAAGATTTTCCCGCGCCTCTGCGCCTTTAATTAAATACAAATTACTTGCCGCAACTGTCGAGCTGTCGGTGCATTGCGATAAGGCGACGCGTGGCGCTGCAAGAAGTATCGCCATTAAGAGTAAGGTAAAGCGTGTCATATTTCTGAGTTATTATGTTCTGCGTATCGTGCAGGGTTTTGTACTTAAGCCGTATCTGTCGGAGCGTGTCGTGCAATAATACAACCTCCTTATCTATTTCGACGATTTTAACGGGGCTCTGTGGCACTTTCGTAATAGTGTACAGACAAACTGCTAACACGATTAAACAAATAGCCCAGAAGCCCCCGTTTTTCATTCGTCGTTTTTAGGCTTGCCGCTAAACTTATCAATCGAAGTAAAGCCAAGCGTCAAAATAGTTACCCATTCAACAGCTTCGACTAACTCTTTAGACGGTGCAATTTCCTGCGGGCTCATAGAGTTGTGCGCCATCGTTCCAAACAAAACAAACGCACCGATAATACCTACAAAGCGCTTGCTACTTAGTTGGCCTTTGTCTCCTTTGAATATTTCTAATAGTTTTTTCATCTGCCTTGACCTCTGTATTTTTTAGCGGGGCGGTTATTCTTTGAGTGCACGCCCTTATTTTTACGCTTTGGCTTCACTCTAAACGCCGCTGTGTTGGATGCCTTAACCTTTGCCATTATTTCAACCCGTTAAGCCTAAGCATATTGTTAATGCTGATTGTATCCATGTCAGCCATCGCAGTATCGACGCCCAGAAACATCATCGTAACGGCGTATTTTTTAACTTTAGCCTGAGCCTTTAATGTCTCGGCCTCTGCTGCTACAACCGCCTCCTTTAATTCTGCTTTCTCTTCAACCTTCTTTTCAATTAGTTCCGCGCTCATTGTCTGCGCCAACTTGGTAGCCTGCCCTGCTGTTTCTAAATTAGCCTGCACCTTCTTAAGCATCGCCTCGACTTCATCGTAAGGCGGTTGCTGTACTGCCTCTATCGGTGTGCAAATCCAACCTAACAAAAGCACGGTTAAGAAAATTAAAGCAAAGTTTCTCATAGCTTATTCATTGTATTCATTATCCGTATTTCAGTAATCGCGGCAGCCAGTGCACTGTCGGACTTCTTTAACGCGTAACTGAGGCGATCTATCTTAATATCTAGCGCGTCGATTTTTTGGTTGCTCTTTTCAATCTGTTCCTTATAGCCCGACCTAAGGTCAACATACAAATAGCTAACAGCCAACAGCATACAAAAAGCCACGGCAGCAACTGGGTTTTTACGGAATTGCTCAAAGCTAACAGGTAGCGCATTGGTGGCTAGGGGTTTTTTTGGGGCGGTCATTATATTGTAGGTTGGATTGGCTTAGGAACTTGGCAATATTCACTGTCAGGATATTTCGCGCAGAACGATTTTAAATAGAGTGACTCATCCCCAGAAAATGTATGCACCCCACAAGGATTTGGATAAACCTCATACGGCTCAAACTCAATCGGTGGTTCGGCATAAAATAGAATATCCACCGCCCATTTGTCGGATAAAACTGCGGGGGTAATTACTTCCAAATCTTTAAGGACGGCGGGGGTAATTACAATAAAGCCCAATTCAACAACCGCACAATCAACCCAAGAAGTTGTTTCCGTTCCGTCGGGTGTGGTTGTGGTTGTTTCTATTAATTTGCGAAGGGTTGCCCATTGTGTAGGGGTAAACTCGAATTTTTTAAAGGTTTTCATACGGTTGTTAAGGATGCAAGTTCTGCGTTTGTTAGGCGGGTTGGGAATAGGATGGTTTCGCCAATTTTACCATTGTATTGGAAAGTCGATGCGGCTAAATTGTAAGTTCCAAAATCAATAAATGCTAAACTTGCGCTTATTGACCCGCTTGTGTCAGTCCCAATTTGTACGCCATTAACATATAATACAAAATCATTTGATTTATACCCACATGCTACCTTAAGCGTTTGTCCATTTGTAAAACTTCCACCGCTAATTATTGCCTGACTTGTTCCACCATTATATACCTCTAAAGTTATATTTGTTGTCCCAAATTGCAAGTAAGTTGCCCTATTAAATGCCGCTCCAATACTTGACCTCAAAAACAAAGGTATCGCCCCATTTGCGTTTGTGCCATCGTGTGTCATTTCAATAAAAAATGACCCCTCGGTGCTTCCAAATAATGAGGATATATTATTGGTAATTGCAAAATCCGCCACCCTTGTTGCACTTGCTGATGTGGTACTTATGTAGGATGTGGGGTAACTGCTTTGCTCAAACTGTGCGCCCCAAAAATAAACACTTCCCACAACTGAATCTAAACCAAATTGAGGACTTGCACTTGTGCTATTCGATTGACGGGTTGCAATTAATCTAAACCATCCATTTGAAAATTCTTGATAACTTGTAGTCCACCCGCTGACAGTTGTAAAAGTTTTTGTTGCAAAGGTAAAAACTGGGCCGAATGCTACATTTGACATATCCAATCTAACATTTCCCGCATCTATATTTTTCGCAAAAACTGAAATTGTATAATCTACTCCCGAACTGCTACTTACAGCCAACTGAATAGTATTTGAAGCGTTTGTCGATGTTATCTTATCCGCATTCTGTGTTCCATCTGGACTTATCGCATCATTTGCCGTTACTGTTATATTTGATTTGCCCCAACTTGCATCATTAAATTGCTCCGAGTAAATTGCGATATTCGTACTTTGCTTTTCAAGTAGTAACGATGGACACCCGCCCCCGCCATTTTGATAAGTTAGGCGTGGAACATTTAAGCGGTCGGTAGTGGGGAAATAGGGTTTGGCGGTTGAGCCAATGTTGCATTGAAATCCCCAAATGTATGACAACACGGTTGTGCCGTCACCCGTGCAGTTTAAATCGTTGTCGTTGTTTGTAGCATAAATACCAATATTTGTCTCTGCCCCAATTGCCGTAGTCATTACCGCATCAATTCTATACCATCCGTTACCTACTGATGTGATTGAAGATGCTGAATAATATGCACCACGAGTGCCGACAATCCCATTATCTAAGTCAAACCAACAATTGCTATTCCCATTATAAGCGATAAACGCTGCCCATCTTTTTGAACCCTTTTTAACATAACAAGAAAGCGTTTTAACCACGCTTGTAGTTTCCGCTACATATACGCCCATTGCACCACTTCCGTTAGAACCAATCAATGAATCTGCGGTTGTAGTTCCGTTAGGTGCAACAATTGAATTTGTTGTTATTGTTGAATTTTGATTTGTCCAAATTGCACTAAAGTTTTCGGAGTTCTGCACCAAATTCCAAGCCACAACCTCCACCAACCCCGCACTATTTATTCGGGTTCCGTCGGATGCTCGTGTGAATGACAAATCCCCGCTTCCGTCGGTTGGTACTGCTGAATATACGATGTCCTCTTTATACCCGCTTGGTATCATTACCAAAGATGCACTATTTAATAAGTCGCTCATTTTGTTATAAGTTGTTTAATTTGTTCAACAAACAGCTCACGGCCTCGTAATAACCGCCGTCGGCAGTTACCCTAGCTTTGTACGACTTTACAATAGGCCAGCCTTGACCTTTGTAACTGCCCCCTCGTGTGCCAATTCCTAGCGGAGTAGTTGAAAGCATTTTTTAGTATCCGATTACAGAGCCAGACGAAATAACAAAGCCAGTAATTTTAGCGTTCTTACCTGCTGGCAAATACTCGCCCTGCTGGAAGGTAACGCTAGACATACCCCTTGCGCTCAATACATTTGCAGCGGTTTGAAAGTCTACCTGTACGGTAAAAGAAGTAAAAACTGTATCTTCGCGAACTACTAAAGCGTCATAAGAAACGCCTGTTACCGTCGCTGCGGTGTGTAACTTAAACCCCTGAGAGCCTGCTACTATATCAATGCTAGCCTGTGCCATGTGGTAAAATTACAAAAGCCTCCACTGTGGCGCGTTAACAAATTACGCAATTTTAAACCATTCAGCCCCGTCGCATATTAAAGTAGCCGTTGAATAGTTAGTGTTT